ACTTTTCATTCCGAAATTGCAAAAATTCGACCGCGCGCGCCTCGCGCCGCCCGTGGGTGAAACTTTTTCACCCCGCCCCGGTTGCCCGCCGCCCCATGAATCGCGGCAATTGGCGAAGCAATTGCCGCGATCCGACCGAGCCGCCGAAGCAAGCAAGCGCGGCGCGGAGTCGTGACGGCTCGCGACGACGCGTCGCGCGAGCGTTGCCGCGGCGGTAACCGTAGGGATGGATGCCCTTTGAATATTTGCGAGGCATGTGCCAAAACCCCACGGCTTGCCGAGCGGCGATATGGTCATCGTTGCCATGATTCACGCGCCGTCTTCACGCCGTGACAGTGTACGCAAAGCGACTGCCAGTTGTGTTGCGACCAGAACAAGTGGGCGTCGCCGCGGTGCGGTGTGATGTGGTCGAGCACGCTCGCCGCTTCGCGCCTGCACATGTTGCACACGGGATGGTGACGCATGAACCAACGCCGCGCGCTTTGGAAGCGGCGGTTGTTGGACTGTAGCGACGCGTGCTTCGTGCCGCGCGCGCCGATGTCTTGATGCTCGGCACAACAACCGTGCGCGACTGCATAGGCGGCGCAGTGCGGCATACGGCACTCGGTCACCGCGGCGTGCGGTGCATGACGGTGAGCGCCGCGGCTTATGCGTTGCACATCGTCGAAGCCCTCGGCACGCAAACCCACGTCGGTGAACCCGCGTGCCGCGGCGTGCATATCACGCACGCGGTCGAGCGGTACTGGATGGTCACGGTTGATCTGCGCTTGCTCGCACTGCTCGACGTCGGCATCAAAGACCACGGCAACCACGCGCGCATAGCACGCACGCGCGGCGTCGATGGCTTGTCGCCGGATACGTTCGTTGACCGCGCACGAATCGAGAATCACGCGCTCGCCATGTGCGAGCAACGAGCGGATCTCACTGAAGATCCACTCGAAGAATTCGCCGATGGCGCGGCGGTCGTCGACGATGGCGCGCAATGGATCGGTGCTTACCACGCGTGCGGGCTGCGACATCGCCCATGTGCTCTTGCCCGATCCAGGCGCGCCGATGGTAACGACGAGCTCACTCATACGTCGACCGCGGATGATGCTCGATGACGCGCGTTCCCGATTCTTCGAGACGACGCCATCGTGTGAATTTGACGCCGCCGAGCGACGGTGTGCTCGGCTCGCCGATCAATTGCAGTTGTGGAGGGCGCGCGAGCATGATCGACTTCACGCGCCCCGTGTTGGTTTCTGGTAATGCCGCGCCGCCGCTCACGAGTGCGGTCGCCATCGCGCTATGGACGTAACGGATGTGCAAGCCACTCGAAGAGACTACGGCGACGCGTTGATGGTATGCGAGGTTCAAAAGGATTTGGGTTGAGCGCCGCCGCTTCCGCTTCCAGGTAGCGTGTTATCGACGCCCGTTCCCGCGTCGACGATGAGCCAACGCGCACCGACGCCGACAACCCAGATCAGAATTGCGTATTTGCCCGTCGTCGACGGCGGCAACGGGGGCCAAACCGTTCCAGGCGGCAATGCAATCGGATGCTCGGGCTCGCCTGGAATGACGATGGGGTTTGAGACTTCGGGCGGAATCACAATCGGTTGTGTGGGCTCTCCAGGCTTCGGCCAAACGCCGGGAAGCGGCGGAAGCACAATCGGATGCGACGGGCCGACGCCGCCGCCCGAAATCGGATGCGATGGACGAGCGCCGCCGCCTGGAAGTGAGTTATCAGGGCGACCGCCGCCGAATTGCGGCGGCAACGAGTTGTCAGGGCGACCGCCGAAACCCGGAAGCGAATTATCGGGATATTCGCCGCCGCTTCCGCCGACCGGATAGATGTAAGCGAGCATTTTTGCTTGTTCCTTTCAAAAAAGAGCTTTTTGTCGTTTGGTGACACGCATGGCGAGCGTGAAAGAGGCGGGATGCTATTGCTTTTGTGTTAACGCCTTGTCCCACACGGCGTGCGCCCATGATACACGCAAAATCGGGCACGGTACAATGGGTCGTTCCCTTTCGGGTTCGTTAGCGATGCACACAAGCGGCAAGAGCCGCGCTTTCGTCGAGAGCGCGGCTCTTGTTGTGTTTGGAGCAAAAAAAAGAGCGGCTCGCCGAAGCAAGCCGCCCGCAAAACCCAAGAGGGGCGACGAAAAATCGCGCCGTCACCCCCCCTGCTATTTGATCGCGTCGAGCCATTGCCGCTCGGCGGCACCGCTCGATTGCGTCGGCGTCGACGCGCGAATCCAGCTATCCTCGCCGCGGCGACCGCGGTTGGGGTTGAGCACGAGGTCGATCACCGCGAGCGACGCCGCCATCGTCACGCGGCAACCCGTTTCGCTCGGCGCGAGCGTGAAGGTCGCGCCCGTCATCGTGAGCCCGTTATGTCCGCGCGTGTCGGTCGTGTATTTGAGCAAAAACGGCTTCGCCTTTTTCCCAAACGTGGCGTACACCATCGGTTGCCCGTTATAGCCGAATTGCAGCACGCCGCCCGCGGCGTCGCTTGCCGTGATCGTGAAGCTCGCCGCGGTCATCTGCTGCACGATTGCCGGAAAGACTTCGGAGCACGGCTTTGCGAAGTCGCGCGACTCGGCGGCACCGAGCGCGCCGAGTGAGAGAAAAAACAGAGCGGCGCTTTTCATTTACTTCACCGCCTTTCCGAGCGCGAGCTCGAAGCCGTGATCGCCGACCGCGGTCGCCGTGAGCGAGAGCTTTTCGCCGTTCCAACCCATCTCGCGGAGCAAGCGCGTTACGCGCACTCGCGGATGACCGTTGAGCCGCTTGATTGCGACGCCGCTTTTGCCCTTCGCTTTCGACGCGTCGATTTTGATCGACTTGCCGTCGACCGTGATCGTGAAGTACGCCATGCCCTCGACGCGCGCCGCGGCGGCGTTGCCGAAGTAGAGCCGACCGCGCGTGTTGAGCGAAACGGTGAGCGCGCCGTCGTCGGCGACCGCGACTTTCTTCGCGGCTTTCGCTTTTTCCTTCACGGCGACTTTCTTCGCCGCCGCTTTCTTCACCGCCGCTCTCGCCGCGGCTTTGGTTTCCTTCGAGGGCGGCGTCGGCACGGCGTTTGCCGCTTCGATTTTCTTCGTGTCGGCGGCGTGCGCGGCGGCGGCGAGCTTCGCTTTCTTCGCACACGCATTCTCGTGCACGCGGCGAGCGCGGCCCTTGTTTGCGCCTTCGAATTCGCTCTTGCCGCAATAGCGGCACGCGTCGAAGGTCGTCTCGGTCGGCGCGGTGACCGCGGCGCTCGCTTTCTCGCACTCAGGGCAACCCGCTTTGACTTCGGCGTGACCGTTGTCGAAGTGATCGTTTTGCAGAGTCGCGCGGTCGAAGCACTCACGGCAGAGATTCAGACCGCCGTATCCGTTTGCCTCGCTCCAGGTCGAGAGCTTGCCGCACGCGTGGCATTTTTGCGGTTGATTGAAGCGCGAAAAATTCGCCATCTTGCGCGGCTTGCGCGCCGTCGCGGGCGCGAGCAGAGCTTCGACCTTTTCAACTACCGTCTTCGTTTTCTTCGTTGTCGTTTTCATTTCGTTTCCTTATTTACTAAAGTACTGCTATACAACAAGTATAGCGGGCGCAAGTGGGCAAAAACTCGAGCCCGAGCTCGCCATTTCACCCACGAAAAAGCCCGCGCTTTTGAGGGCGCGGGCTTCAACAACAAAACGAAACGATAAACGACTACCCCGATTATAGCCCGCCGAGCGAGAGCCGCTCGCACCGCGTGCCGTGCAGATAGAAGAGCCGACGGTTGCCGTCGATGACGACTTTCGCCGCGGCGGCGCGCAACAAGAGATCCTCGAAAGATCGCGTCACGGTGACGCCGACCGGAACGACGATGCAAACCTCGCGCTCGGCGCGGCGCGCCGCCCAGTAGTTGCGCATCCGCACCGACACTTCGACGCGCTCCGCGGTCGACATCGATTTTCGACCGCGGCGTTTCGGTTTCGGCTTGCCCACGACTTGCACGACGAGTAACCGCGTGATCGCGGCGTCGACGCGTTTGAGCTCGTCTCGCAATTGGTCAATCATCCGGCAAATCATCGTTTCCAATTTCATTGGTTGCCCTCCCCATCATCGCGGCGCTTTTCCCAATAGCGCCGCATTCGCGCCGACACTTGGGCGCGCTCGGTTACCGACATGCTCTTTCGTCCGCGCCGCCGCTCCAGGCGTGAAAGCGGCGATTCGTGTTGGAGCTCAACGAGTGTTTGGATTGCGTGGTCGATGTGCGCGATCTCGTCGCGCAACATGGCGATCATCCGCGCAATGGATTCCTGAAGGTTGCCGTCATTCAATTTGCACTCCCTTTGTTGGTTCGTGGTGCTATGAAGCGTTTGTGCTTTCGCACGTTGGACAAAAAAGCATGTCGCCGACCTTCGGATCTGGCGTGCAGAATACGAGCGGCGCGTGCCCGCATTCGAGTGTGACGTCGTGCATGTTTTCGACAAACGGTATCGGTCGGTGCGTCGCGACGATCCGGCGTTGATACCGCGGATCGTGGAAGCGCGGATCGTCGCTCCGCATGATCGGAAAATCCCAGTCGCTCATAATTCCCCTCCACACACGGGACACGGCTTGATCGGCATGTGCTGCGCGCACCACGGGCACGGCTCGCCGACCGCAAGCAACGGAATCACGATGCTCGGCGCGTCGTTGACCCGCATGATGAATGCCGCGGCGTTATGCTCCAGGCGCTCACTCACGATGTGCACGCCCTCGCGGCTTCCGTAGATCGTCGCCACGACGTCGCCGCCGCGGATTACCTCAACGATGAGATCTTCGCCGCGGTCGGGATGGATGTGCGGTCGCACTCGAAGGTTGAGCGTGCTGCGCTCGCTCATAATTCCTCGTGCTGGAGCCCGCCGAAGTCTTCGGCCCATCGCAAGAGGTTGGCGAGCGGTTGCCCTTTGAATTTCCGCACGATTGGCGCGGCGCGCGTGATGATGCCGCGCGCGTCGGTTTCGACTTCGACCGTGAAGCGCGCGCATGATACCCAGTGTTTCAATTTCGAATCTCCACAAACGGCACGATGGTCAATCGATGCCCGAAGTGCCGCGGCTCATACATCAAACAACCCGGATTGTGAATCCAGTAAAACTCGTCGCACGAGCGGCAATAATCGAACGCCGCGAAGTGTCCGCACTCGCCGCAATGACGATGGAACGCCGCGAGCGTGAGCAGATTATGAATGTGAGCGTCGTCGAGAAATGGCATGTTAATTTCGATTCCTCCGCATATTCGGTCGCGCGGCGCGCGTTTCCGCGCGGAGCTCTTCCGCGGTGCCCGCGCCCTGGATCGTGTCGCCGACGTTGACGATTTGCAGATAACACAAGCCGCATATCGTCTCGATGTGCGGGATCTCGCGTATCCGGCGTTGACCCGACGGCGCGATCATGAGCGCGCGACCGCATCGCGCACACTTGCGGTCGAAGGTCGATCCCGGCACGAGACGCTCCGCATCGGCGAGCGCACACACGAGTACTGCTGGTCGTGACATTGGTTTTAATTCCTCGCTTTCATCGCGACGAAGAGTTGGCACGCGAGCCGCGCGGCTTGCCGCTTCGTCATGTTGGGCGGATCGTCGCCGTCGCCGCCATAGCACGGGCATCGGCGCTCCAGATGTGCGACCGATCCGATCTGGAGCCGCAAGCCGCACTCGGCGTGCAACGGATCGGTTGCCCATCGCGCGACGAGCTCGCCGCGCACAATCTCTTCCCCGCAAAATCCGCAAACCATATTCGCCGCCTTTCAGATTTGAATATCGCCGACGCGCGGGCACGTTTTCCAGTTGATCTCGGCGTCGACCGTAAACATGCACGGCGAGTGCGCATCGGCAACGAGCGCGCACTGGTTGCCGCTTGAACCGATCAGCATAAACGGCGACGCGTGCCGCGGTACGTCGGTGCGGAAAAGAGCATATCCGTAAAACGGGCAATTACGTTCTGCGTCCATGTTTCCCCCTGAAGCTATAAAACGCGGCGCGAGCCCTACGACGAAACCCGCGCCGCAAGCGCAGAATCGCCTAAGCCGCTCCGCGCCGAAACTCGCGCACCGTCGACGCCGCGGCGGCGACTTTCTTCGCGGGCCGCTTGCTCGACGTCGCGACTCTCAAACCAAACGCCGTCGGATCGAAGTAACTCGTCAACGGCAACGTCGGATTTTTGCGCGCGATTTCGGTGTGATGAAACTCGGCGTGCGCCTTTCTGCCCTGAGTCGTGATGTGGAAGCCGCGTCCCGGTCGGTAAGTGATCCACTGGCGGATGAGCATCGAGCGAAACGGTCTTTGATCAAAATGTTGCGCCGACTCGATGCTCATGTACAACCCCGTCGAGAATGTCTCTAACATCGGGTATTGCAGGTTACTCAGTCGCGTCATGAGTTGACCCCTTGGCTTCGTGCGATGCGGGCTGGCGTGACGACGTGGTCGTCGCAATACGCGCAACACCGACCGCCGTTGATCGGTTGCGCGTTGTTGGTGAATTCGCGAAACGGCTCACGGCAGATTGAGCAGATCTTCGCGGGTTTCTGTGATTCTTCCGAGCCCGTGAAGGTCCAATATCCGTTGGTCGTCGGAATGACGACGAGACGCTCGTCGCCGATCTTCATCGACGCGAGGAATTCACGCGCTTGTGCTTCGGTTGGAAACGTCATGATGCGACCTCAAGTTTGACGGTTGGTTTGCCGCCGCCCGCGGCTTTGTCTTTTTTTCCTGCTTGCATAACGGCGAGCCGTTCCTTTCGAGCCCGTACGCTCATTTTGGCCCATCGCGCTTTTGCCGCGGCGCTCGCCTTTGCGACAAACTTCGCGTGCTCGGGATGATCGGGATGCCGCGGATGCACGGCTTTTTTCGCCGCCGCGACCTTTTGCCGCCGCTTCATTTCGCGCGACCGCTCTTCAGGATCACTGGGCCATCCGCTCGCGCCCGATGAAACAAGCGGCCCGCGCGGTCGACCGGGGCCGCGGCGCTTCGGCTTCGCCTGCAACCCGGAGAGTTGCGCCCGCATCCGGTCTAACTCAAGTTGCATAAGCTCAATCATGCGTTGCATGCCGGGGATCAATGTTGCGAGCCCCATTTGCGCGTATAGTTTCTCGTTGTCGTGATCGATCACTTTCGGTTGTTCCTTTCGTAGCTACAGATGTTACTACCGTTTTGACTACTGGCGTTGCTAGCACATTGCTTAGCATTATTCCACCAATCTTTCGGATCGGGAAAACTATCTTTTGGTTAGACCTAGTAGTCATGTCATGGACAGTACGGCATAGCCCGAAAGGGTCATGATAGAAATCCGGTATCAACCGCACGCCGCCGCGCGGAAGCAATCGCCGATCACGAGCGGCACAAAACCCCAGGAACGCATTTCCCGAAATTTGTTTCGCTTGAAAAGCGCGACCAGTGTCGCGTGTATTTGCTCCGCGGTTGCGCCGCGGCCCGCGTCGAGCACGCGCTCGATCAACGCATCGTCGGGCGGCGGCATACCGATCTGCTCGCCGAGTCCGGTAAGCGAGTCGCGCAAGAGCTCAACGTCGGCGGCGGCGTGCTTCGGCTCGGCGCTTTCTCTGGATCGGTTTTCCCGTCCCGGCGCTTTGCGCTCGACCGCGGCGCTCGGCGTTGGTTTTGATTTTTTTTTCGGCGGCGGCGGCGACTTTTCCACGGTCGGCGCACTCTCACGTAGAGAGCGTACGCCGCCGCTTCCGCTATCAGCTATCAGGAATCCGGAATCAGCCCGTTTTGACACTGCGATTACAGTGTCTTGTCTATGTAATTCCAGTGTGTCACCGCATCCGTTTGATTCCGGGCTACTTACCGCGCCGTGAATCGGCGACGGCGGAATCGTCGACGCCTTTTCTCGCGGATCGGGATTTTGATGCGCGCGCCAGTTTGTAACCTGAATGTAACTTTTGCCGCCGTTTTCGTACGTCGTGATGAAGCCGCTTTTCCCCAGTTTTTCCACTAAGTTTTCCACGTCTTTTGCAGAGACGTCATCCCATAGCGGCATGGCGAGCGCCTTGATGCGCCGCGGTCGGTATTCGAGCCGACCGTCGCGATCCGCGATCATCCACAATCCGGTGAAGAGAATGTATGCGTACGGGCCGAGCTCGCAAAGATCTTCGTTGCTCATGATTCCCGGTTTGATATTTCGCGCTCTCATTTTGGGTTTGCCTTTTCGTGTTGATCGAGCCACGCGACGAGACTCTCGACGCTATCGACCGTACCGATAGCGAGCCGAAAACCGATGCGGAGCTCTTCGTGTTTTTGTTCCTGCTCGGGCGAGAGCCACTCGCCGGGGCGTTTGACTTCGAGTAAAAAGCCGGGATGCCGAGCGTGCACGGTCGCGTAATCCGGTGTGCCGCGCTCGACGCCCTTAATCCAGCGACCGCCGTCGACGCTTCGGAACGTTCCGGCGTGCAACCGTACCACGAAGTATCCGCGGAGTCGGAGCACGTCGACGACGGCGCGCTCGACGTCGTTCTCACTGAGCCGCGGTAGTGGAGTCGGCGTCAATCGGAATCGTTTCATGGATGACCTCGATATCGTGCGCGGCGCAGATCGAAGCGAGCGCGAGCCACTCAGGGCGCAGCAACGAAAACACGCCGCACACGTGCCAACCGTCGTCGCGCATGAGTAAGAGCCGCGCGTGCACGCCGTACGCGTTGTTGCGCGTGACCAGTACGCGCGCTCTCATTCGTACGCCGCCTTTACGCCGCGGTCGACGAGCTCGCGGCACTCGGCGCAAAGGTCGCGCATGTTGTCGCCGCTGTAGGGAAGCCGATAGCGCCGCTCGACGGCGCGGCCCGTGAGGTCGAGCCCGCAGAATGAGCGGTCGTCATAGCCGAAGAGTTGCACGTGCTGCTCGTGATTGCGCAAGCGCGCGATGCGGAGCTCGACGTTGCCCTCGGCGACCTCGCGCAGATAGTGCCGTTGATAGATTGCCATGTGCTCGTCACTTTTCCTTTGCACGCAAAGCGAGCACGCGAGGAAATTCACGCCGACGTAATTGCCGCAATCCCGGCACACGCCCTTGTCGTCGATCATTCGAGCTCCATTGTTCCTTCCGGCGTGATCACGAATTCCACGTCGAAGCCGCTCGCGTGCCATTCGATTTGTACGCCGCCGTCGGTCATCGGCACGGCTTGCCCCGGCACTTCGCGGAGCATATTCAACAGGCGTTCCGCGACGTCGATTGCATCCGCGGTCGGCGCGAGCGCGCCGTCGTTGTCCCAGTCGTCTTTCAGCACGCGTAATTTGTCGAGCTTGATGTCGGGCATAATCGTTCTCCTACTGAGTTGCGTCACCGCTTGCCAGAATGCGAGAGCGGCTTCGTCGGTTGTGTATTTCGGATTGACGACGACGACGCCGTCGTGAGTGATGGTCACGATAGTCTCGCCGCCGGATGATGCGATGTGAATGAACCCCTCGGGCTTCGTCGTGCCGATGCCGAGATAGCCGAGCGCTAATCCGCGGTCGTAATCTTCGTTTGGCATGGCGTCACTTCGCGGGAAGATAAAACTCAAACTCGCGCACTTGCGCGGCGAGGTCGTCTTCGGCTTCGGGGCCGTCGAGTTTCGCGAGCTCGATGAGCTTCGGCAATCCGCCCGCGACCGACCGCTCGACCTCTTCGCGCGTCGCGCGCCGACCTTCGGCGAAGCAACCGACTTCGACCGGATCACCGACGCGGATGAGATAGCGGTTGTCTTGCGCGCGGAAAAGCGAAAAGCTCCGCGTCATCCACAAAAGCGAGACGCCGGGGTTGCGGTCGAGCGGGCATCCCGGCGGTTGCTCGATGCCTTCCGGCAAGTTGTCGTCGCGGCGCACCATCGACGGTCGCGTGAGAAACGGACAGTTGACAAGACTCCACTCGGCGCACTCGCGATGCTCCGCGGGCTCGCTCGTCGTTCGGGTGATTCCGCACATTGGCCCCAGCACAAAGGCGAGCCACGCGCCCAGCGGTTGACCGCAAACCCAGCAAAGCTTTTCGGTAACGGCGCGCTTCCATTTCTCGCGGTCGGCGGCGCGGAATTCCGGCTCGCCATTGATCCAGGCGACAAACCACGGCACAGGATAGCCGCGGTGCACTGGCAAGCGCTCCAGGCGCTCGGAAAGCGCCGTCAAATCGGATCGTAGAGAGGTCGGCATCGTCTCGTTTCCTTTCCGGCAAAAGAAAACCGCCGCGGCTTGCACCGCGGCGGTCGGTTGGTTTGGTTACTTTATGCGGGCGCGCACCACGGGCGAGAGCTTCCAAAGCCCCCCGCCGCGCGGCGTCACGCGACGCGCTCCTTTATTTTGATTGGGATATAGAGATTAGAAGTGTAAGCTTCGTCAAAACGCCTATTGCACTTCCGATCACCTGACGCCGCGACTTCCGGCACTGGCACTTTTCCGGCGATCTCGACGTATTCGCCATCGAACGTCATTTTGAGGTCGACCAGAGCTTCGTAGATGGGGCGGCGCTCGGCGAAGGTTTCCGGCTCGCTATCCAGGGCGGTCAAGAGCTCGCATCCGGCGCGCACCATGTGCTCGGCGGGGAGAGCGAGTACCGAGCCCGCGGCGCGGATCTCGGCGGCAATACGCGCGACCTCTTGCTTATCGGCGAGGATCTCGGCATTGCCCTTGTCTTCGTCTTCGGTGCCGAGCTTCACCATGCGCCGCGTGCGGTCGATCCGCGCTTTGACGACGGCGAGCTCGGCTTCGAGTTTCGCGGTTGAATTCTTCGACGGCAAGGAATCATAATACGCCGCGGCGTTGGCGATCAAAAGCGCCGGATTCGTGAGTAACCGCCAGATCGCATTCCAGACCACGGCTTCCAGTACGGCGCACTTGACGCGCGGCGTCGAGCGGCACACTTGCTTGCGGAGCTTGTAATCGTAGTTGCCGCACACGTACGATGCGCCGCTCTTTCCGGTCGATGTGCGATGCCGCCGACCGCACGCTTTGCACCGTAGGTATCCGCAAAGCTCGTGCTTCGTGGCGGGCTTGCCGTTCGACATTTCCTTCGCGTCGGCAAACATCCGTTGCGCGGCGTCGAACGTGTCGAGCTCGACAAACTTCGGACACTCCATGACCTCGCCGCCCTCGATGTGCTCGCCCGCGTACTTGCGGCGCTTGAGCATTTGCCGCACGGTTTGCCGCGACCACGCTCCCGGCTCGAATTGCCCCGGCTTGCCCGCGGTGAGAATGCCGCGCTTGTTGAGCTCGGTCTGGATCTTGCCGACGCGCCATTTCTGCGCGACGCGCCACGCATACACCATCTCGACGACGCCGCGGCGCGTGAGCCCTTCAATCGGCTCGTGACCTTTGGCATACTCGACGGGCCGCGTGTCTTCGCGCAAGTATTGGCACTTGCCCGCGGCGTCTTTCGAGTACTTATCGACGTACACCATGCCGTACGGCGGCGTCGTTTGCGTCATGCGCTTTTGCTTTTGCGCTTTCTTGCGACCGCCCTTCGTGCGGCGCTTGAGCTCGCGGAGCTCGCTTCCGGCTTGCGTCGCCGCTTCCATGCAAAGTTTCCAACCGCGGTCGGTCCAGGGCTCGACGATGCCTTCTTTCGTCGACACGATGACCTTTCGGTTGTCGAAGAAAAATTGCAAGATGCGCATCGACTCGAAATCCTTCGGTCGGAAGATACGGTCGATTGCCGACACGCTGATACCGTCGACCTTCGGATCGCTGAGTTGCGCGAGCATCGCTTGCACTTCCGCGTTGCCCATCACGAGCGTGCCGCTGATTTTGATACGGATCGTGCGCAACACGGTGAGCTCGAATTGCTCGCGGTTTTCCGCGGCGTCGTCTTCTTGCCGCGCGACGTCTTGACGGTCGCTCGACACGCGGAGCATCTCAATCACGTTGAGCGGCATCGGTTGCTCGGTTAGAGTCGGATTCAGGGTCGCCATTAGTTTTTACCTCCGCGCGCCGTGCTCTTGCTTGCCCTGCGCTTCGGAGCATCGTTGCGAAGAGATTCGCCGCGAGCTTCGAGTTGCGCACCACGTCGAGCGTCGGCACCGCTGTTATCGTCGGCGGTTTTTTCTGGCGTCGCTTCATGGAGTGACCTCAAAAGCACGAGCCGCGCTTCGAGCACCGCGATTGCGCGCTCGATCAAAAGCCGCTCGGCAACGGCGCGGTCGCTCGTCTTCGCGCTTTCCTGAATACGCACGCCGAGCTCGTTGGTATAGATCATCCAATACGAGCCGCGGCGTACCTGCACGCTGCCCATACCGCGAGGCATCGTGATCGTTTCTTGTTTCGTACTTCGTTGTTGTTTGTGCATACAAAAAGTGTAACACAATTTGTATACCCATTATTCGCCGCGGCTTACCGCTCATTCCGCCGCGGCGACGCCGCCGTTTGCCTGGAGCGGATCTTTGCGCGATTGCGCGGTGTTTCTCGCGAGCTCTCTCACTTGCCGCCGCCGCGCCGTTTCCGGCTTCACGGTCGCCGCCGCGGTCGGCTCTCCCGCTATCCGAGTTGCATCGTACTCTCTGATGATGCCCGTCAGGTCGGCGATGAGCTTTTGCTCTTCCGTCGTCAGGTTGAAGAGGTTGCCCTGAAACGCGAGCGTGATCGTTCCGCCCGCGGCGAGTGTCAAGATTGCGGATGCTTCATCCGCCGTGCGTCGTCGTCTTGCCATTGTTTGGTTCTCCCTTAACTTGTCAGGTCTGGATACTGCATTTCGTCGAGCCGCGCGATCTCGATTCCCATAACCTTGAGCTTCGTTTCGAGCAATATCAAATTCACCGCGAGCGTGCGGTTGTGATCGTGCCGAAGCACCCAACAGAGCGCGTCGAGATTCGCTTTCACAACCTGGAGCCGCCCCGGCTCGAAGACGCGCCGCCGTACCTGCTCGTCGAGCGCGACCGCGGTCATGATGTCGTGCGCGCGTTGGATCTCGTCGCGGTCGCGCATCGGATCGTTCATACAAGCTCTCCCAAACTCGCGCCCAGTTGATTCGAGCGCCACGCGTCAAACGCAATCGCCTTGAGCGACACGACGTTATAGAGATGCTCGGGTTCCATCATGTAGTGGAGCCCATAGCCGAAGTCGCGCCGCACGTGAAACTCGGCGAAGCGCTTCGGCGTTGTCCAACCGTGAAGCTTGACCACATTCGGCGCGTCGAGCGTAGTCAATACGGCGACGTCTTGCCGGAATTCTTCAATCTGCGGAAACTTCAAATACGGCGGTAGGTGCATTGGGCATTTGACCGACGCCGTGAGGTTGCCGATGATCAGGTCGCATACGTTGTTGTCGCCGTGCAAGTCGATGAAAAGATCCATCGGCTCGCGGAAGTAAAGCGAAACGGCGTACTCGCTCACGACGCCGCGCAACGCCATTTGATAGCCGTCGTTGTTGGCGATCAGTTTGTCGGGCACCTTGCCGACCTTCGGATCGTGCCGCATATGCGCGAGCCGCTCCAGTTTCCAGAGCTCGGCTTCACTGAGCACGACGATGTTAGAGCTCAATTGCACGACGGTGCGCATGTGCCCTCCGGTATGGCGAGGTTCCAACGGATCGCAAAGGCGCGCCCGTGAATCTCGCAGAGCAAGCGCGTACGCGCGACCGATGAGTTATTGCGGCGGCGGTACGTCGCGTACGTCTTGAAGGTCGCGACGCCGCCGCAATGGCACACCGCGGGGCCGTCGGTGCGGAAGACCTCACGCGCGGTAGTCATGCCGACCGCCGCGCGTCGAGCTTGAGCAACGCGTCGCGCTTGCGCACGTAGTCGTAGAGCGTTTCGTAATCGACCGCGAACCATTCATGCGTGCCCTTCGGTCGGATCGAGATCATGCGCGCGCGCAGTGCGACAACGAGCGGCACACCGCGCACTTCGAGCGCCGTCTCGCGGATGACGGTTTTCGAGCCGTCGATTTTGGGGATCTTCATGTTTCCTCCATTGCTCCGCAATCCAAACACTTTTTCAGGAAATAGCGCCGCCGCTCGACGCCGCCGTCAGGGCTAAGGACTCCGGTTGCGCACTCGCCCTCGACGCCGACGATCCGCGGCGATTCGCAAACCGAGCAAGTTACTTGCTCGGCGTCGTCGGCGGCGCGTCGATAAAATCCTCTTCGATGACAGGGCCGCTCGCGGCTTGCTTCACGCGGTCGCGCAACGTCGACGGCTTCAACATCGCGGGCTCGGGGAGCTCGCGCGGCATCGGATCGGGCGGCATATCCGCGGGCACCGCTTCGAGTGCCTCTTCGCGCAGTACGCCGCCGCGGAGCACGCTCGGCGCGTAATACTTGCGCACGCGCGAGATGCATCGCCAGTAGTACATATCGCTCGGGTAGCTCTGGTAATTGAATTTGTCGGCGAGCGGCTTCACTTGCCCTTTCTCGTAATACTTCGCATTCTCCGCATCGGCGAGCGTGAAGCTCACGCTAATCTGCTCGCCTTTGCGGTCGAGCATCGGCGCATACTTGCCGTCGACAACGTGCTTGAGCCATAGCGTGCAACCGACGCACTTACGCCATGTGCGCGAGCCCTTCGACGCCGGAACGTCGTCATACGCAAAGTCGACGTCCCACGCGATGCCCGCTTGCGAGAGCTTGCTCGCCACGATGTCTTGCTCCAGGGCGGGCTTACCGTTGACGAAGTAAATGTTTTTGATCGAGTCGGCGGCGTTGAAGCCCCAGGCCCGACCGAGTTGGATCTTCACCATCGCGGTCGCGACGGCTTGCTCGGGCGTGGCGTCTTTCAGGTCGTCAAACTTCCCGCAGATCGCGAAGTCGCGCGCGAGCGCTTTGTCGGTCGCGTAACTCTGGCGGTACGCGTCGGCTTCCACCAATGTGTTGAGCCACGTGATGCGGCGGTCATCCGCGGCAATCGGGCCGAGCGCGGCGAGTTGGTCGATACTGATCCGGCGGTCGAGCGATGGCGGCGCGGGCGGTGCCGCGGTTGGTGCCGCGGCGAGCGCGGTCACGGTTTCGGGTTCGGTTACGGTGGGCTGCATTCGTTCGTTTCCTTTCACACTTCGGTAGTTACTTCCGCGGCGACTAAGTCGCAATCGAAATAGATTCGCCGGATTCCCGGCTTGATGGTTGTATAAAACTCGACGAGCGTTTTCCGCTCGGCGGCGTCGGGTATGAATTGATTGATGAGTCCGAGTGATAGCGATTTGTAGTCGACGACTTCGCGGTCTTTCGTCTTTCTCCAGGTAAACTTGCCGTCGGGCCAAAGCAAGCCCTCGCGGTCGGCAATCGCGAGCTTGATCGAGTTTTCGAGCTCGTCGCGCTCGCGTTGTAACTCGATCTGGTCGGCGCGCACGCCCGCATAGGCGGCGAGCATTTGCTCTTCGGCTTGTGTCGCGCGCCGAAGGTCGGGCCGCTTATGCGTCGGAAACGCGCGTTGCAACCACGCGGCGGCGCTCGCCGATGCGCCCATCGGCGGCATCTCGTCGCCCTTCAGATAGCGCAGATAGAATTCCTCGCACCGCGCGAGCATCACGCGCTCGGCTTCGAGGTCGCGCTCGATGGTATAGATCCGCGGCATACCGTCGCCCATGAATGCGGCGACGTCCCACACGTCGTAGTCGAGCGCCGCCATGTAATACCAGCACTGAAGCTGGATCTTTTCGGGGATGTCGTCGGCGGTCGGTCCCCAGTTGCGCCGTTGGTCGAAGCTAATCGACTTTGCGTCGACGCCGCGGCGCTCGCCGCGCACGAGCGCATCCGGCGTGTAGATCATCCATTCGCGCTCGGGATGGCGCATGGTCTGATCGCAGTAGTCGAGCTCGTAGCCCGTACGGTAGCTGTAGAGCGCGAGGATTCCCGGCTCTATCGCTTTGCCGACGCGCATCCGGTCGGTCGTCTCGATTGGCGGCAAGTCGCCTTTCTTTTCGGCGACGACGCTAAACGCGTCGCGATTCGGATCGACGCCGAAGATCGCGCCGACGTCGCTCGCGGCGACTCCGCTCTTTCTCATTTCGTGGTTGATCGGCATATCGACTCCGCGCGCAATTGATCGGAATAGACCATCGCGCAAAACAAGCACAACCAGTAGTGATCGAGAAAGCGTACGCCGCGGCGTTCATGGCATCGGTCGCACTGCGCCGCGGCGACCTCGCTCGCGATCTCCAGGTCGAGCGGCATCACGCGCTCTTCGCGCTCACGCTCCGCACGGTCGCGCGGGCGGGCGGTTTATTCTGCGGATCTTCCGCGGGCGTCGGCGGCAAGGTTTGACCGAGCCGTACGAAAAGCATGTTGAGCGAAAATCGCCCGCCGAATTCCTGCGAGAGCCGCTCGCACTCTTGCAGGTAACGGGCGTGGATATGGGGCGGTACTTTCACGTTCATGAGTTTCGCTTTCGGCGCGCTAGCGATCTCGCGCGGCTTTTTGGCACGCATAGACACACATCTCCCGTGCTCGGTTGGTACTGCGTTTTTGATTTTTGTGCCGGGGCTTGCTTGCTTGCTTCGCTTCCGGCTCTCTACCGGGGAATCGTTTCGATGGTGACTATAACGCCGCCAGAAACGCCCGTCAAGAGTGCAAACCGCACGAAACGCCTTGTTTATAAGTGATTTACTAACATCCGCGCTAGCAATTATTGCTATCGAAACAATTAGTGCTTCGATGAGCGCCGCGGCTCATACTTGCCGCGCTCGATGATTGAGCCCGTTGGAGTTACGCGTTTTGGGCGGCGCGCGCCGCCGACCGCGGATCGTACGCGCGGAAAGTAACCCAAAAAAAGTCGAAAAAAATTTCAGAGTAGCTTGTTGACGGTCGCTTCGACCGATCCCTGTAGCGCGGCGTCGTCAATCGTCGAGCCCGCGGCTTGTACCGCGGCGTCCATAACCACGGGCGGTTGCAGGGACGTTGCCGTCATCTCGGGTTGCTGCTCGCATGTCGTCGCCCAGCGCAAGCGCGTGTTGTGCGCGGGCGTCTCCGTTGGCTCGCCGAAAATCGAGTCGGCGTATCGGAGCGCGGCGACTTTGATGCGCCCGCGAAAAGCTTGATCTTGCATGAGTGCCGCGGATTGATCGTAGGTTAGTGCCATCTGTTTTAGCTCTCCAGTTTCTTTAGGCGTTCGTCGATCTGGCGTAACGCGTTGAGGATCATGTATTGCACGGCTCCAGTGTTCGTGCTCAAAAGGTCGACGTCTTCCCCGGCGATCTTGTTGCGCGTGCGACTGATGAATTGCGGAGCGACGTCTTCCAATTCCTGGGCGATCAGACCGACGCTCTTCAAACCTTCCGGCGTGTGTGCCTCACCGTTGTACTCGAAGGAAATGGGGCGTAACTGGAGTAGCTTTTCCAGACCATCGGTGAAGGGTTGAATGTTTCGCTTGACGCGCAGATCGGACGCGACCGTCCAAACGTTCGATCCGGGTTTCGCGCACGAATCCTGCCCGACTTGAAACCAGTACGACGCGGCGATGCCATAGGCGACTCCCAAAAAGCCCTGATTGCTGATGACGAAGTGCGCATCCGGCGTTCCGCTTGTGCCAGTCCGAATCCAAACGTGTCCGTTGACGTCGCATCCCATGCCCGCCCAGTTGACCGAGCTCGCGTTGTAAAGCAAGATATTCGCGTCCGAATTCGCGAGCCCCGTCAATCCGCCCGCAGACCAACCAAAGAGATTCATCTTTGATGAGCCGATGATGTTGCCGCAACGGATTCCGCCGCTCACGTCCAACGGATACGCCGGAAGGTTTGTACTCAGATTGATTCCGACATAACCGCCCGCGGGGTTGAGCGCAAGCGGGCCAGTGGGACCGCCCGCGGTGGACTGCATCACGCCGATCCAGTTTCCGGCAAGGTTGGCATAACCCACGTTGAGCCGATAGCTCGCGTTGTCGCTCTGCTCGCCGACCTGAAGTTGGGTCGCGGTTGCAACCGTGGTTGGATTGGCGGCGGCGATGACGGTGAGCGTTCCGGTCGGCGAAACCGTGTTGATTCCGATATTGCCTTTCGTGTTGAAGGCGCTATTTGCGTTGGCGGTTCCGTTGATCACGATTCGTTGGACGCCGTCGCCCGCGCCGAAGATATCGACGTTGCCGCCGCCGCCTTGACTACCGACGTATAGGTGACCCGTGTACAGCATGACGTGGCTCGCACCAACCCAAATGCCTGCCGTAAACTGGCCCGAGTTATTCAGTCGTAGATACGAGTCGCCCGTGCTGATAGCGTCTTTGTTGTTGCCGAAGAGAGTGCCCGCGAAGCCGACCGCCCCGGCGCAATCGAGCGGATAGGCGGGCTGCTGAGTATTCACTCCCATGCTGCCCGCTCCGGTGATGGTCACGCGCACGGCATTCTGCGTCGCGAAGTTGAGCGGATAATTGTTGACGCTCGAAATGAACGCGCTATAAGCGGGATCGGACTGCACGACGGTTCCCGCGACGCTTGCTTCGACGCCGATCTGCAACGTGTTTCCGCCGTTCGCCGCCTGGAAGCGCGCATAATTGGTTCCGGTGAGAGACGAGCACACGCACTGCGCCGTCGCGGCGTTGATGTGCCACGGGTAACTGGGCGAGCCGCCGACGCCCGCGAGCGTGTCAGTAAGAATCATGCGCGGCCCCGTCGCCATGCTGTAAAACGTGAGCTCGGTGCCGCCGTTGCCGCCGATGAGATCCGTGCCGACCGCCCATAAGTCTCCCGCGGTCTTCGCGCCCGCCCAGCGGATCTGGCAATTATTGCTCGTCGTTCCGCCGCCCGAGCTCATACGGATCGCGTAAAAGCCCGCGTTGCATATGATGTCGAGACGCGGATTGCCGTCGGGTATCACGCCCATTCCAATGCATCCGCTCGACGAGATCCGCATTCGTTCGATTCCGCTCGCGGCGGCGGTGTAGGTAAAAAACGAGAGTATGCCCGAGTCCGTTGTTGCGCCCGTAAACGCCACAATCGCCGCGATGCGCTTGTCGGTGCCCGCCGTGTTGTAATTCGCGAAATTCATCCGACCGATGATCGCGTTCGCACTCGTCGCCGTGCTCGCCGCCGTGATGTCGCTAAATCCGCCCGCGCCGCCGACCACGAGTTGCGGCCCCGCGGTATTGGGCGTCGGCATCGCCGCCAAAGTGTTTTGCACTCCGACCGCCGCGGCACTGTAGAGCTTAAAATTCGCCGCGTTAATGTCGCTTGTCCACGGCGTTTGCGAGCCGCCCGTCGCGAGCGGCACACCGTTGACGCGGTAGACGCCGCCCGTGAGATTCACGTCGCCCGCGACTTCGAGCGGATACGTCGTCGGCACTCTACCGATGCCGACGAAGCCGCTCGCCGCGATGCGCATCGCCTCGCCCGCGATATTGCCGCCGACTTGAAAAATGATCGCATTGCTCGAATACAGAAACGCTTGCCGTTGCTGGTTGGTGATTGTCGCCGCCGATCCGTACAGTCCCGCGATGAAGTTGTCGAATTTGTCGTTAGTGAAGTAGAAACCCGCGCGTCGGTTGGCGTTGGACTGGGTCATCTGCATTCCCCATTCCAGGTTGAGACTTCCGGCGACGCCGATGCCGCCGCCGCTCGGGGGTCCGCCGCCGATGCCGATGCCCGCGGCGTTATTCAGGTTTTTATTCGCCGCGTCGATGTCACTGAGCCACGGGGTTTGCGATCCGCCGCCGCCCGCTGAGATCGGCACACCATTGACGCGGTACACGCCGCCCGTGAGATTGCAATCGCCCTGGACGTCGAGCGGATACGTCGGCAACGAGCTCTTGCGGATGCCGACGTATCCGGTGCCGTTGGTGCCGTCGACGCGGATGCTCGGCGCGCCGCCGATGTAGTCGACGAAGATCGAGAAACTATCGTTCGTGCTGATGTATGCGGTGTTCGCCGCGGTCGGTCCCGCGGAGCCGCTCTTGCCGATCTTGAAGTTGCTATCTATTGCGATCAGCGGGCCGACCGTTCCGCTCGAATCGCTGAGCGCAATCGTCGCGTTGCTGCCCGCGCCATTCTTAGACGTGATGTTTAGCGGAGCGTTGGACGCAAACGATCCGCCGCCGATGCCGATTGCGCCGACGTTGTTGAGGTTGTGCGCCGCGGCGTCGATGTCGGTTAACCACGGGCTCTGCGCGCCGCCGCCCGTCGCGAGCGGCGCGCCGTTGACGCGGTACACGCCGCCGACAAGGTTCACGTCGCCCGCGACCTCAAGCGGGTATGTGGTCGGCGTGAGTCCGATGCCGATGAGCCCGCTCGCCGTGATGCGCATCCGCTCGACCGCCGCGGTCTGAAACACGATGTAACCGCGACCGACGAGCGTCAACGGGTCGCCCGTGGCGATGAAACTCTTTGAAGGATCGGACTCGATGCGCATTTGACCCGCGCCGCCCGCGACCAGTTGACCTATCGAGCCGCCCTGATACGTGATCTGAATGCGCCGCGTGTTGGTGAGTTGGAAGGTCGCCGCGTCGATGTCGCTCAACCACGGCGTTTGCGCGGAGCCCGCCGCCGCGGGCATCGCCCACTTGACGCCGAGCGGCGACGCCGCGTCGACCGTGAGCACTTGACCGTCGGGCGTGCCGACCGCGAGACGGTTGAGCGCCGTGCCGTCGTTGACGATGAGGTCGCCCTTCGCGTTGGTCGGATTGGTCGCGACGTTGTTCGCGAGCCATTGAAGGTCGATCCAAAGATCGTTGATGCCGAGCGAGACGGTGTTTTCGTGTACCGCGGTGATGAGGTCGCCCGTCGCCACATTCGGCGGTATCGGCGGCGTGACCGGAAACGCGGGCGTTTGCAGATCGGGGAACGCATCCGGCCATAGTTGCGGCGGCACGAGCGCGCGCGTGCCGATCTTGAGATCGGGCGGCGGCGACGTGTCGGGCACTAGCTGAAAGTCGCGCGGAAGCACGAACCTGCGGAGCTTGAAACTGACGGGTGTCATTGCGGCATCTGCTGCATTTGTTGCGGCACTTTCACGAGCTCTTTGCCGTTTTCCGCCTCTTGCCAATTGCCCTGGAGCTTGTGTTGCCGGATGAAATGCACGAGCGCGCCTTGCCGTTGCGCTTGCAAGAGCGTCACTTGTTGTTTGATCTCGCTCAAAATCGAGATCATCGCTTCGTCGAGCGGAAAGTTTTCCGCTTCGGGTTGTTGTCCGTTCTGCTCGTTTTCCATTTTGCTTGCTCTCCTTTTTACGCCGTGCCGACGATGACGCCGCCGACGAATCTAATTTGTATTGCTCCGAAATTCTGCCCGTTGATCCAGAGATCCATCAGCGCTCCCGTGGTGTGATCGCGAAACGAAATGTTCCACGTTTGACCGCTCCAACCCGTCGGATTGAATCCGGTGCCGCCGATTCCGGCGTTGCAGTTGACGCCGTTGCCGATGAATTGGCCCGACGAGTTGATCACTTGCGAGCCGACGTAAAAGCCCTGCGACGCCGACACGCTTCCGCTCGTGCTCACGCTGGAGCCCTGAAACGAGCCGCCGAAATAGCCGCCGCTCGCGTTGACCGTGTTCGACGTGACGATGCTACCGCTCGTGTTGACGTTGCCCGTGAGCGTGCCCGAGCACGTGCCAGTGAGGTTGCCCGTCACGGTGCCTGTAAACTGGCCCGACGAGTTGATCACGCGCGTGCCGCCGACGCTGTAGCCCGCATCACTGCGCACGCCTTGATTGCCGCTGATAAACACGTACGCGCCGCCGACGGGAAACTCCATTTCCATCCACCCGCCGCTCGGCGAGCGCACGATAGAGCCGATTTTGCCGCTGTTGTAATAGAGCACGAGTCCGCGCGAAATGAAGTTTGCCTGATCCGAGCCGCTCGTATTGACGAAAGCGAGCGTCGAGTATGTCGCGTCGAAGGTTTGCGTGTCGGTTTTGATCTGGCCCGAGACGCTGATGCTCGGATTGCTGATCGTCGAGTTGGTGAGCGTGCCGCCGCTCAAATTCGCGTTGGTGAGGTTCGTATTGCGGATCGTGAGGTTGCCCGCGGAGTCGGTGAAGACGGGCGCGTTGCTGTAGCTCGTGCCGCCCGCGCCCCAGATCTTGAACCATCCGCCGTACGCGCCGACGCCGACCTCGCCCATATAGCCGATCTGCGAGACGACGGCACCGCTCGCCCAGACTCGAATGCGCGCGGGCATGGAGCCAACGCCCGTCGGGTCGCCGACGTCGATTGCGGTCGCGTTCAATTGCGCGCTCGTGATCGTGCCCGCCGTGATCTTGCCGCCGTTCATTCCTGAAATCTGCGCGTCGCCGACTTGATTCACGGTGATCGTCGCCGCGTTGATCGAGCCGATCTGGTTGTACGCGAGCGTGCCTGTAATCTGGCCCGCGGTGATCGTGCCGATCTGCGCCGCGGCAATCGTGCCCGTGATCTGCCCCGCGGTGATCTCTTTGATCTGGTTGGCTTGCACGAGCCCCTGGATCGCGGTCGCGTTGACGGTGTGAATCTGGTTGGCTTCAATCGGACCCGCGATCACGCTCGCATTCACACCGCCGATTTGCGACGCCTGGATCGATCCGGTAATCTGGCCCGCGGTGATCGTGTTGATCTGCGCCGCGAGAATGAGTCCGGTGATGCTCCGCGCGTTGATTGCGCCGATGTGATAGAAGCTCATGAGCGCCGCGGTCGGATTGTTGTTGACGGCCCATCCGGTGCCCGCGGCGTTGATCTGGTAAAAGTTGCCGTCGGGCTCGTAATAGAAAAAGCTATTCGGCGGAAAGTTTTTATTCGGCATCGCCACGGGCCACGGGTCGCCGATCTTGATCATCTGAATCGGCGTCAACGCCGCGGCGTACTTCGATAGGTTGTCGATGATCTGGTCGGCGAGTTGCGTCGACACGATCACGCCGTTGATCACGCCCGCATTCACGCCGCCGATCTGGCCCGCCTGGATCGATCCGTTGATCTGCCCCGCGTTGACTTGATAAATCTGATTCGCTTGAATCTGCCCCTGAATCGAGCTCGCGTTGACGGTCTGGATCTGGCCCGCCGTGATCTTGCCGTTGATCACGCCCGCGTCGACGCCGCCGATCTGGTTCGCCTGGATCTTGCCGTTGATACTTCCGGCGTTGACGCTCTGTATCGACGTCGCGGTGAGCCCCGGCGGCGCGATGCTCGCATCGGTGACACTGCCGTCGGGCGGCGGGCCTGGAGTCGATACCGTGACGGGCACGTTGGACGTCGCCCACTTCGTGCGTTGGTCGAGCAAACGGAGAATCGTTTCGAGGTCTTGTTGCACCGCGCCGAATTGGCACGTGTAGACGACGGTCGACTTGTCGACCCATTGCATGGTCATCGCGCGAATCAAGTAGTCGTCATCGATGCCGATATTCTCTTCGAGAATGTGCACCGACATACCGCACTGCAAACCGTCTTTCCCCCAGATCGTGAATGTGCCCGTCTCGATGGGGTACGCATACGTGAGCACGATGCTTTTCGCGCGCAGTGCGGCGTCCCATCCGGTCACAATCTGCGTGTCGACGATGCCCGTCGAGTAGTCGCCGTAGGTCTGCACCGATACCGGATCGGAGTAGCTCGCCGAGATGGTGACGCCCGTCGTCGGATCTTGCGTGCCGCGCACGTACGCGTGGTTGACCGGATTGGTGAAGTCGTGTTTATAGCCGTCGACCTTCACGGGAAACGTGGTCACCATATCCGGCGAAGTCGACAACCCAAACGGTGCGGTCGGTGCCGCGGTCGCCAGATGGTAATGCAGGTTGCCGTCAAAGTCGACGCGCCACGAGCCCATCGAGATCGACGACATATCGTCGAGCACTTGCCGACACGTCTTCGTCGCCCAGTCGTATTTCTGAATTGTCGGCACGATCTGCGCGACGTCGGTGAGATGGATCTTCGGGCAGAAATGACCGAGCAACGCGTTGATGATGCCTTGATCGCTATTCGGCATCGTGACCGCGAAGCTCGTATCCCAACAAACCGAGCGGTCAAGATACGCCGCCCAGTCGTTCAAGTCGCACTGGTAAAACACGCTGAATTGCGCGGCGTCGCTCTGCACCATCGTCATCGAGTAGATTTGCCCGTCGAATAATTTCGTCGTGCCGTCGCGCCCATCGAGGATCTGCACTTCGTACATCTCGCTCAAACTCACCGCGTATCGGTCGACGTCGTAATGCGCCGCGTCGTATGCGGCCCCGGCAACGGATTGCAACGCGTCGCCCATGACGGTGATCTGCGCCGTCGTGATGCGCTTCGAGGAATCGAACGCGATCCGCGTCGCCGAGAGCAAGCACGAGTCGGTCACGTCTTGACCGTTCATGATGATGAGCACGTTCATTTGATGGCTACCATCTGGGTTGCGAGATTCGCGGCGATCTGGTCGCCCAGTGCTTTTGCGGCTTCGCGCGTCGTGACGCCCGTCGCGGTGACGGTCACGTTGAGTTGCGCAAAGCCCTTGTTGATCACATCGGCGAGCGGCGCGACCATATCGCGGATGTCTTCGAGCGCGGTTTTCGAGTCGACGATGTACGGCGCGAGCGCTTCCAGGTCGTCTTGAATCGCCTTAAAAATCGGTGCGACGAGCCCGCTCCAATCGAGGAAAAGGTCGCGCAGATTCTCGGTTGCTTTCGTGTTCGCGCCCCACGCGAGCTCTTCGTCGATTTTGAAAAGCACGCCGAGAATGCCGCCGTCGGCGCGGTCGCCGACGTACATCATCGTGTAGCGCGTGTTGTGCTCGATGGCGTTGAGCGATGTCTCTTGATGCATCGATTGAAAGACGCCGATCACGCCCGTAACCGCGCTAATTGCGCCGGATACGGCACTGACGACGCTTGTCAATCCGGCACCGAGTATGCCCGCTCCCGCGCTTGCCGCGCCGCCGCCGGGAGGTGCGCCGGGAGTCGCGCCGACGTTGGGCAAGCCGGGAACGCTCGACGGCACGCCGCCCGACGCGCCGCCGCCGCCGCTGAATAAACCGCCGATGTCGCTCCCGAATTTTTTGATCGCGTCGCTCACGCCGCCGAAGCCCTTCGGGCCGAGCAGTGAGCCGAGCGTGTCGGTGATGAAAGTGTCGATTTCTTTTTTGATCGGCGAGAGAAACAGATTCACGCAATCGGTCGCGAGCGACGTCCAGAGCTTATTCATCACGTCGCCGAAACTGCCCTTGCCCGTGACGATCAGCGTCGAGAGCCCGTCAAATGCGGTCGAAACGTCTTTCGATACGTCTTTGCAGAAATCCTGCCATGCGGTTTTTTGCTTCGTGAGATGGGTATTGAGATCGGTTTCGAGTTGCTTCCGGCGCGCTTCGTCCGCGGTGCTCCAGTCCGTGCCGAATTGCTTCTGGTCGTTGAGCATGTCGAGCTCGGCTTGCTTCGCCTGCTTGACCAGATACGGGTTGCCGTTGTCGGGATCGTCGGCGAGCGCTTTCGCGGCTTGCCATCGCTTCGTGTCCGCGGCGGTGATGTCGGCGAGGTCGCTCGCCGTCTTCAAATTCATTTGGTGATATGAGTCGGTCGTCGACGTCGACATATTGCCGATTTCGGTCGTCGTCTCTTTGAGCTTGCCCTTCAGTACGTCGAGCTCCGCGGCGTGATCGCCCTGCGCGCTCGTGAGTTGCGCGATCTGCGCTTGCAAAAGCTTCGCGCTCGCGTTGGCTTTGTCCCACTCGGTCGAGAGCGGATTGTTGATCACCGCGTTGTATGCGGTCTGCGCGTCGGTCGCGGTCTTCGTGTAGGTCGCGCTCGACGTGATGCCGAGATTTTTGAGCGCGGTTTCCGCGGCCCCGGTGACCGTGCTCATGTCGGCGATCTGGCCCATCGTTTTGAGCGCCGCCGCGCCGAGCACGGTGATCGCCGCCGACGCGTCGGTCGTCGGGATCTTGATCGCGGTGATCTTGTCGGCGAGGGTCTGCCCGCTTGCCGCTAGTTGATCCTGCTGTACTTTCACTTGCGCGACAAACTGGATCGATTTTTGATATTCGGAGTTGAGTATCTGCGCTTCGGCCCAGAGCAACGCGGTCGCGTCTTTGCTCGCCTTAAATTTGTCCTGCGCCTCGACGTGGGCTTTCGATAGCTTCGTGATCTGGTCGGTATTGTCTTTGAGATGACCCGTGGTTTCCTTCGTCGCCGTGCCGAGATCTTTGGTGACGCCCGACGTCTTCGTCATCTCGTCGCCGACGTTGGTCACCGCGCGCGACACGATGCCGAAGGTTTCGCCGATTTTGCCGAGCCACGACTCGCCCGTCGTCGCCGCGGTGAAGATGCCTTTTATGTTGTTCCATGCGGTCGTGATCGCGCCGACGATGTCATTCCAGACCGCGAGAAACGCCTTTTTGATCGGATCCCAAAACGGGATGAGATAGGTCGCGATGGCGTCGAAGATTTTGAGCTCGGTTTTAAACGTCGTCCACACGAGCTCGACCGCGGCCCAGATGCCGTTCCACACCGCCGACCACGCGCCCGTGATGCCGTCCCATACGGCGAGCACGACGGCGACGATGTAATTCCACTCGTTCACCGTGTCTTGCTTGAACGTGTCCCACGTCGTCGTGATGTCTTTGATCGCCGCGGTCCAGGTCGCGCCCCAGATGTCTTTGATGCCGTTCCAGGCGTTCACCAAAATATTCGAGATGCCCGCCCAGTGTTCGTTCACCCACTCGCCGAGCGCAACGAGCGCGGCGACCACGGCGGCAATGCCGATCACGGTGAGCGCGATAGGCGCGCCGATAGCGCCGAGCGCCACGCTCAACAGTGCGATTGCGCCGCCGACCGCGGAGATCACGCCGACCGCGCCGCCGAAAGCGAGGATCGCATCTTTGACGGGCGCGGAAAGATTCTTCCACCAATCGACGACGTCTTTGAGCGCTTCGGTCAATGCCTTGACCGCGGGCGCGCCGACATCGTTCAACGCCGATTTGATATCGTCGCCGACCGCCGCCATAGCCGTGTGGGTTTCGGTGCTCAAACCTTTCATCGCACCTTTCCACGTGTTGCCCCACTGGTCGGCGGTATCGGCGTACGTGCCCATCGACTTCGTGAGCGCCTGGATGATCTCGTCGTTACTGATCGCGCCCGCCTTCACTTTGGCTTGCGCGTCGGTCATGTTGGTCCCGAGTTGCTCGGCGAGCATCTGCCATACGGGCACGTTTTCGCCGACGAGTTGCTTCATCACGCGGAGCGGATCGTTGCCCGCGGCGAGCTTACCCATCGACGTCGCGATTCCGGTAACCTGCTCGCTCGTCATCTTGAGCGCGGTGCCCATCTGCGTGATGGCGGTCATCGTCTCGGAGACTTGGCCCATGCTCGCGCCGAGTTGCACCATGTTTTTCGACGCGGTCGCGAGCTCGGGAAACGCAAACGGCGAGGTCGCGGCGAGCTCGTGAATGTGGTCGAGAAACGCGGTCGTTTCCTCGCCCGAGCCCTTGAGCGCGACGATTGCCGATTTGAATTTGCCGACCTCATCGCTCGCGGCGATAGCGTCTTCGGCGAAAGTCTTGAGCCCTTCGGCGAGCGCGAGCCCTGCGAACGCTTCGCCCACTTTGCCGAGCGACTCGCTGATTCCGGCGAGCGAACCTTCGATCTCGGTCGCGCCCGCGGCGGCGTCGGCTTCGGCTTGCTTCATGCCCGCGCTCCACTGCGAAGCGTCGAGCAATAACCGCGCGATCAGATCGCCGAGATCCGCCATATCAATTGATCCTTTCCCGCTTCATGCGGTGGGTATACGCGTCGAAACGGTCGATGATGTCGTCGCGCGCTCCAGGCGGGCGCGTCGACGGCGGTCGCTCGCCGGGAAGCGCGTACCGCATCGGTTGGGTTGTGGGCTCGAGGGTTGCTTCCGCGGTGCGCGCGAGATGCCGAAGCATGAGCTTATCCGGCGTAATGAAGCGCGTCTCGGCTTTGCGGTTCACGTTGTAGACCGCGCTCGCGGTGAGCGCGGCGCAATACTCGGCGAAGTCTTGCGCCGCGGTGAGACGGTCAACGAGCGCGTAGAATTCCTCAAACGTGAGACGCCAAAACTCGCGCTCGCTCAGGTTGAGGTCGAAGCGTCCGACGGCCCAAAGCTTGAGCCAATTCCATTTACTTTGGGCCGCGGTGCGTTTGGGTCTGCGTCGCCGCTCGGCTTGACCTCGCGACCGCTCATCGCGAACGTGAGCGCCGGAAGCATACCGAGCAATATCGATGTGTCGACGTTGTCTTCGATCCAGTCGACCGTGATCTCGGGATTCGCGCCGCGCATCCCGTAGAAGAGGATTACGGCGAGCTTGCCGATGTCGCTCATCGTGTCGGCGAAGCTACCGCTAATCACGCTGATGCCGTGGTCTTTCTGCAATTCTTTGAGCACGCGGAGCGTGAAGCGAATCGGATATTCCTTGCCGTCGATGGTGATGCTTACGGGCATCCCCGGCTCGAATTTTTGCGGCATCGGCTTACACTCCCGCCGCTTGCGTGACCTTAAAGGTCTGGTTGCCGATCTGAAGGTTGCCCGTACGCGCGGGCGTCGGCGCGGTGCTCGCGGCGACCGTATAGCTCACGCTTCCGTTGCCCTGTTGCGGCACGGTCGGCGCGGTCACGGTGAGCCACGACGGCGAATCGGTCGTCGCAAACCATGAGTTGGGATCGGTCGATGTGACGGCAACCGTCGCCGTGCCGCCCGCCGCGGTTTCGGTGAGGTTGTTGGTCGGCACGAGCGTTACCGACGCCTGGACGTCGGTCGGCACGCTCGCGACGCGGATCGTCACTTGCCGCGTGCACACACCCGCGAGCGGATACGTCTCGCCGAGTTGCTTCACGAAGCCGAGAAACACGCGCGTGCGGTGCGTCGAGTCCGTGTTGACCATGCGGAATTTCGTTACCGCGCGATTCTGGTACAGATTCTCGATGCCGAAGGGCGAGTACAACGAGTGCGTCGGATCGCTCGGGTTGAAGTAGCAGGGAAACGCGAGGTCGCCGTCGTCGATGAGCGTCGGAATAAATGTGCGATGCGGCTTGCCCGTCGAGTGCGAGGTCGTCTCGGTTTCCGCAACCGACGTGTTGAATCCGGTGATGTCGCCGACGCCCGCAATCGTGGTGAATGCTTCGGGCGACGCCGTGCTCAAAACCTGGATCTGGGTTCCGAATGCCGCGACCGCGGGATCGGGAGAGACGCCCGTCGGCAGAACCGGGGGCGGGGGTGCGAGTTGCTGCGCTTGTGTAGCCATAGTTTTTACTTCCGTATTTGTTGCCGTTCGTGTTGCAGGGGATTGATGACCGGATAGTCGGGCAGAAACTGGAAGAGAATTTCGAACGTGATCACGACTTGATGTAACTCGGTTTCCGGCTCGTAACTTGAGGTCTGGAGCTTATAGAAGATCGCGCCGAAGTGCACGCCGAGATAGTCGCCCGTCGCGCCGTCGAGCCGCGAGCGGAGCGTGTCGGCAATGGCGAGCGCGCGCGATTGCGACGTATCGAAAATCGAAATCTGATACTCGCGTTGGAGCACGTCGAGCGGCGCGCGGATCGAATGCAAAGGAATCGGCCCGACGTGGAAAAAGATCATGTACGGCGTCATCGGCGCGACCGTCGGCTTTTGCGGCGCGCGCACCAACCATACGCGCTTGTCGACTAGGTTGAGTTGGATCAACAGTGCGCGGAAGACGTCTTCGAAGATCGGGCTCATTTGCCGCCGCCGCCATCGGTTGCGTGCCACGCGTCAGAGCGCGCGACATCGTCGATCAAGGTTTTGAGATCGCCCGCGATCATGTTTGCGTAGAGCGGGCGCGTCGAGTTGAGCGCGGGCCGGAAGTACGGATGCGCTTCGCTTCGGCTCGTGCCGAATTCAATGAACGCGCCGTAATAGACGCCCTTCACGCCGACGAGCGCGCCGACTTTGTCTTTCAGTGCGCCCGCGAAAATCGCCTCTTTCAGCGTGCCTGTCACGACGGGCACGAGGTCTTTCGCTTCGTCGCGGATCACCATTGCGGGCTTCATGACGATGCCCTTCAATCGCTCGCTAAACGCCGCGGCCCCTTCGCCGGATAGCGTCGCGCCGAGCTCGCGCACCGTCTTGACCAGTTGCGGCACGCCCTCAAGCTTCATCGCCTTCGATTTGAGCGAGACGGTTTTCATACGTGGAGTTGGATCGTGACCGAGGTCCACGAGTTTTGCCCGTCCATGACCGCGGTCACCGTCTCGGTGCTCGCCGCGGCGACGGTCGCGGGCGCGGTATAGAGTCCGGTCGCGTCGATGGTTCCGAGCGCGCCGCCAGAGATCGACCACGTGAATGTTGCCGCCGGAATCGTCGCGCCCGATGCGTCGACCGCGCTCGCGGTGAATTGCTGCGTCTCGCCGGGGCCGAGCGACGCGCCCGTCGGCGAGACGACGACGCGGTCGCCCGCACTGCGTTGTGTGTACGTGACGCTATTCGTCAATGTGCGGTCGCTCGAATTCATCGAGTGCGTCGTGCCGCCGCCGTCGAACGTGACGCCCGCATTGGAGCTTGTCCAATTCGTGCCCGCGACGTACGCGTCGAGCGCGTCGAAAACTGCCTGTAGCTTCGGGTCGAGTGCGAATCCGGTTGGTCTGGGTGGCGTCATATCATCTCCCTCACGACAGTAGGAACGTGCCTTTTGCAAATGCCGACGGTTGGTAGATCGCGAGCGCGAGCCGCTCTTCGGCACGCATCACGACGAGGTTGCGGATGAAGTCGTCTTCGTTCTGCGTGGCGACTTCAATCGCCGCGTCTTCGCGGTCGAAGATCTGCGAGAACGGATCGAACTGCCCGACCAGATAGTTACCGCTCGCCATCGCTTGCGTCACGACGACGGGGATGCCCCAGAGCGATACCGGAGTCGTGACCAGTGTCGGCGCGCCGAGCGCGAAGAGCATGAGTCCGAAATCGTTCGGGTTGAGCACGATGCCGTTGGGCGCATAGCCTTGCCCGTAGACGCTCGCGACGCCGCTCGCCACGCCCGCGAGCACCGCGGCGGGGCCGGGACTCGGCACGGGCGCGGGCGGCGGCGCGGTGAGTGCGACCGCCATAAAACCTTGCAGGTTTGCGCCCGTGCCGTCGCCGTTCAAAAACTGATTTTCTTCGGCGAGCGCGAGCCCGTACATCAAGCGCGCATCCATCCACGACTGAAGCATCGCGAAATCTTGCCAGTATTGCTTGGGCAATTTCAGGTACGCCGGAATCGTGATCACGGGTTGCAAGTGCACGTCGTACGACGTGACGGGTTGCGGCTTCGGCGCGCCTGGAGCGACGGGGCCGATCACGCTCGCGTTGAAGCTCACTTCGCGCAAGTAGACGATCCCCGAGCCGACGGTCGTTCCCGGTGCGATGAGCGACCGCATCCGGTACAACCACGTGCGACCGGGGATCACGCGGTCGACGGTTTCGTATGTCGGCGGATAGCTCAGAATCGGCGTGACCGCTTTGCGGTCGAGCGTGAGCTCGAAGCGGCGGCACTCGGGTTTTTCGGTGAGTGTGTCGGTGATCTGCTGCCCTGCGGTTTTCATTCGACCTCCATACAGGTGAGTTGCAATTGCACGTGCCGACGCATCACGTCGTCGATGCCTTTGATCTGGTACACGCGGTCGCGGTCTTGCACGCGCCAACGCGCGTCGATGTCGGCGCGGTAGCGGATGACTACCGCGATCCTGGTCGTCGCGACCGTGCGGCCCGCTTGATTCAATTCCATTGCGGTTTCCGGCATGATGCTCGCCCAGACCGTCGTCACCGCGGCATAGCTCACGATCTCGTCGAGCGCGGCGTTGTATTGCGGCGCGAGCAACGTCACGCGCTTATCGAGAGTGCCCGCTTCGATGCCGGGATGCTCGGGCATATCAGTAGACGGGGTAGTCCCGCTCCATGCTCATGAGAGCTTTCCACGCAATCGGCGCGTCGACCCATCGACCGTCGCGCATGAGCTCGCGGTTGCGATACCAATCGCCGATCAGAATCAACATGCCTTGCTTGATGTTTTCGCCGACGCTCGCATCGATCTGATACCGGAGATAGTTTTCCGAGTGAATGCGCGCCGCCATTTCGAGTTGCTTGAGATAGTCGTCGTCCGCGGTCTGGTCGAGCTCAACGTGACACTGCGCCTTGATCTCGGCGATTGTGAGCACGGGCTCGCGGCTCGACGCCGAGTCGCTCGGTGTGACGGGCGGCGGCGGGGAGACGTCGCCGCCGCTACCGTCGGTCGTCGTGCCGCCAGTGAGCACGGTCGCCATGTCGCGCACAAAGTTGTCGCGGTCTTCGAATGCCGCGGGCAGACTCGGTCCACCGATGTCGCTCAACGACTGCGTCGAGACTTGCGTATTCGCGAGCACGACGTCGGGTTGCTGGTCGGGTAGATCGTTCATGCGAGAATCACCGCGAGTATCCAGAGAGAGAGCCCGAGCGATTGCAGGTTGAGCCGCGGCGCACTCACGCCGAGCGCGCTCAAGAGCAAGCACACGAAGCCGACAATCATTAGCAAGAGTCGGAGCGTGATCACGTTTCCCCCTTTCGCTCGATAGCGGGCGAGGGCGGTATGCGTTGCTTTGCGATGCCCTCGCGGATGAGGTCTTGCGCCAGATCGTCGGTGAGAGCGGCAACCTCGCCTTTGCGAAATTGCCGCCCTCCCGCGGCGACATGGTCTTTCAGGAATTGAACGGTCGTGGTCATGGTTTGCGTGTCGGCGGCGGCGTCGGTTTCGAACCGCCGTTGATCGTGTCTTCGCCGCCGAGCGCGCCGAGCGCGAGCGGTGCGAGGAATGGCCCTTTCGCGTACGCCTTCGGCACGAAGACGGCAAACGCGACGCGCTCTTCGGCGCGGATCGTGATCAGGTTGCGGATGAAGTCGTCTTCGTTCTGGAATGCCATCTCGACATTCACCGTCTCGCGGTCGAAGAGCGCGCTCGTGCCGGGAAACGCGCCGCACAAATAGTCGGTTGCCGACATGACGGGCGTCGTATACACGGGCAAGCCCCATAGCCGTTGACCGGGGCCGTCTTGAATCGGCGATCCCGGCAAGAGGTACGAACCGAAAGACGTCTTCAAACTTTCGATCCGATACCACGTCGTCGGGTTAAGCACGAACGCCGTCGGGAAGTAAAACTGATTCTCGATGTACGCGGTCGCGGCGTTGAGTTGGTCGAGCGGATTGTCGGTCGTCGGCGCGGGGCCGGGATAGTACACGGTCGCGGGCGTGGCTTGCGGCATGATGCCCCACAGATGGCCCGCGGAGTTGTCGCCGTTTAAGATCTCGGCGTCTTCTTTGATCAGCACGAAAAGCGTGAGCCGATTGTTGATGGTCGAGATGATGAAATTCACATCGCTCGCCATCTGCCGCGACACTTTGACATAGTGGGCAATCGTGCGCACAACCGCGGTGTGCTCGGTGTAGATAACCGAGCTCGTGCCTTTGACGTCGCCTTCGAGGATCTGGTACGCCGCGCCGCTCGTCCACGCTTCGGTGACGTACTCGACCGCGTTGGTGCCGTCGAGCGGAATCACGTCGACGAGATCGCGCATCGTCGGTTTCAAATACTGCTGCGCGATGAGCCCGACGCGTTGCGGAAAGATCGGGTACGCGCCGACGGGCGGCGTGATTGTGGTCTGCCCGCCTTCGATGATCGGCGTTACCGCTTTGCGGATGATGCGCGTTTTCGTGAAGCCCGATTGAATCTGAAACTTGCCGGAAAACTGCGCGTTTTTAAAGTTGTCGCTTTCGATGAAGCGTTGTCCGAGCGTCTTCATGTCGGGCAATGCAAGATCGCCCATGCCTCCCGGCGGTCGCGAGATGCGCGCGCCGAGCTCTTTGATCTGCACGCCCTGCGACTCGATTTGCTTTTGCTGGTCGGCGATCACTTTGTCGGTGATCGTGATGAGCGCGGCGTCGGTCTTTTCGCATTTCGCGCGCGCTTCCGCGTCGACGAAACCTTTTTTGGCGTATTGCTCCATGCCCTCTTCGAAGCTCTTCCGCCATTCGACGCGGAGCTCGCGTACTAGTTCAAGGTCTTGTGGGTCGAGTGCCATCGCGTTTTTATTCCTTCCAAAGCGACTGCGCGGTGAGTGCGCGCAATGCTTGACTGCGCCGCATAAACGGCGATGCGTCGTCGAGCATCCCACCCGAAGACTGGTTGTAATCGGCGACGACGCGCATGATGCGCCGTGCGTCCGACTTCGAGAAACGCTCTACTTCCCGCAGATGTTTCTCTAAATCGCGAAAGGTTTTTACGTCGCTGACAAAAGCTTTGGGTTGCGCCGGAAACGGCGTGATCGAGATTTCATACAAGTTGATCTCTTTTAGCGTGCGCACGTTGCCGTCAAAATCCCAATCCTGCGCCGTGAAGCCGATGCTCATGCCGACGCGGAAGTCGAGCTCCGCGGCTTTTTGCAAGAGCGCGTACGCATCCGCGCCGTCGCTATTGCCGAGCGCGATCTCGCCCGCCATGATGAGCCCTTTGCCGTCTTCGGCGAGCGAGGTCGAAACGCCGATCCAGTCTTCGTGATTGAAAAAGATCGGCACTTTGCCGCGCTTGTCGGTGATCGACTGCGCAAACGCTCCGGGTTGGATCTTGTCGTTTTGCAGGTCGAGATTGTACGTCGACGCGTAGCCGCTAAACGCGCCCGCTTTGTCGTCGGCGACCGTCTTAAACTGCATGAGTGTGTGATAGGCGTAACCCATATTTCTCCTTTCACTGCGCGGGCGAGGCGGGCGCGAGCGGCTTGCCGTCGTCCGCGGCGTTCACCATGTTGAGCGGCGTGAGGTACGTGTCGCCGCCGTCGATCTTGTTTTGATCTTCGAGCTCGCGGATGTCGTTGGCGCTTGCCCAACCCCATTGCCGCGCGGTCGCATAACTCAGATAGCGCGTGCGGATGTCGCTTCGCTCGAAGCCGTTGAGATTCATCCGGTATGTGTAGGGCGCTTCGAGCAACGCTTTGTCGATGGATTGCTCGATGCTCACCACATACGGGTTGATCGTGTACCGCACAAACTCGATGCTCTGTTGCTCGACGCTCGCGTACGTCGGCTTATCCATTGCGCCGATGAGGTGCGGCGGCACGCCGAAGATGCGCGCGATCTGCTCGACCGAAAACTTTTTCTCTTCGATGTAGTTGAGTTGACTTAGTGGAATCGCGAGCGGCGTATACTTGACGCCCTCTTCGAGAATGCAGAGCTTGCCCGCGTTGAGCGGCCCCGAGTGCGTCTCGCGCCACGATTCGCGGATACGGTCGACTTGCGGTTTCGTGAGTGCGTTGGGCGATTCGAGCACGCCGCTCGGTTGCCCGCTGTTTTGATAGATCGAGTACGCGTACGCCGACGTCGCCGCTTCGAAGTCGAGCGTCATACGGTGATAGTCGAGCACGGGCAATCCGATATAGCCGTCGAGCGTGTAGAGCCGAAAATGGATCACGTCGGCGCTCGTGAACATGTGCGCGCGACCGCGCATGTCCGAGTAGTAGTAACCGAGCGTGCCGTCTTCCAAGAGCATGATCTGTACGCGCGCCGGATTGAGCGGCCATAGGCCGACGACTTCGCCGCCGATAGTGTCTTTCCACGTGAAGGCGTTGCCCCAGAGCAAGAGCGACATCATCGTCGGTTGCATCCACTGCGACGCGGTCATCGTGTTGTTAGGCGAGCGCGTGAGCGTGTTGTAAAGCGGGTTGTCGATTGCCTTCACTTTGCCCTGCGCGGTTTCCTCGAAGACGTTCGACGGCAAACTCGCAATCGAATTCGCGATCACGCGGCAACACGCCCAGACCGCGGCACTCTGGAGCGCGCGGTTTACCGACGGGTTCATGCCGACGATTCCCGGCAACGTGTTGATCGGCGCGCCGCCGCTCGCGCCGACCACGTTAGAGCTCGGCGTGCGGTTGGCGACGGTCACGCTACCGATGGTCGTGATCGCTTTCCAGGCGCGCGAGATGAGGGTTTTCAGATCGTCCATAAGCCCCGGTTTTCGTAGTCGGCGCGCGGTGCCGCGTTGCGCTTCATGGCGCGCGATAGCGCCATCACGAGCGCGGTCACGCCGTCGATTTTCTTTTCTTCGGATTCCTTCCGCGGTTGGATCAAGTCGCCGACGCGGTGACACTTGACGTTTGCCATCATCCACGCGAGCACTGGGTCGCCATCATGCCGGATCTTTTGCGAGATGACCAGACCTTCGAGCTCGGTCATCGCGGGCGACATGTTGGCGGGCGATTGCCGGATGTCGACAATCGGCGCGCGGATGCCGAGCTTTTGGAGTCCGGTCACGATGGGCAGGTTTTTGTACGGATCGCTCGCGATCTCGATCACCTGGAAACGCGTCGCGAGGTCGGCGATGTGATCGAGAATGTAATCGAAATTCGTCACGTTGCCGGGAGTCGAGATGATGCGGCCCTGCGACTCCCAACCTTGATAGTGCTGATTCTCGCCGCGCGCGATTGTGTCTTCGGGCAAGTAGTGATAGGCGAAGACCGCGCCATGATCGCGCGTGCCGTGCGGCGGAAAGTATGCGACGAGATCGGCGATGTCACTTCGAAACGCGAGGTCGAGTCCGAGATAGCATTGCTCGTGCTCCAGGTCGAGAATTTCGAGCTCGGGGTCGGCGCACTTTTCCCACGCGCCCGCGGGCAACCACGCGCTATCCGCGTTGACCCACACGTTGCAATGCCGCGTGAGGTACGCGTTCTGTTGCGACGGCATCGACTGCGCGCGCGCCGCGGCGATGCGCAGACTCTCGGGATAGATCGACACGCCGTAATTGGGATTGGCTTTGATCTGCGCGGTTTCCGAGTACGGATCGTCGCCGTCGTCAATCGTGTAGATGATGCCGAAGTACGAATCGTCGGCGCTCACGCCGTCGAGAATGTCGATCACGTGCGCGCGTTGTTCATAGCACACGCTCGCGCGGTTGAGCCCCGCGGTCGTGATCGCCCAGATCAACGGTTGCGAGCGCGATCCGGTCGCGGTTTCGAGCACGTCCCACAAGCCGCGCGTCGGATGTGCATGGAGCTCGTCGATCAACGCCGCGTGAATGTTGAGCCCGTCGAGATTCGAATGCTCCGCGGAAAGCGCCTCAAACTTGCTCGCGGTCGACGGTTGCACGATGGTATGCGCGGGCACTTCGACGCCGAATTTCGAAAGGAATCCCGGCTCGCGCTTCGCCATGTATTGGGCGTCGTTAAAGACGAGCTTCGCTTGATCGCGCGTGTTGGCGGCGCTCACGACGTACGCGCCCGCTTCGTTGTCGCACGCGACCAGATAGCAACCGAGCGCGCTCGTGAGCGTTGACTTCGCATTCTTCCGCGGCACTTCGATATAGGCGACGCGGAATCGCCGCGTCTCGGTCGCGGTGCACTGCCAACCGAAGACGGTCGCGAGAATGAAGCTCTGCCAGTGTTCGAGCTCGATCCGCTTGCGTTGCTGCGCCCAAACGCCTTTGATGTGCGGAAAGCGTTGCACGATGTCGCACACGCGATTGCCCGCCGCGCCGTCGAAGTAAAACGGTTGGTCTTTGCCTTTGTACTTGTCGAGGTCGCGCAATTGCCGCTCGCACGCGAGCTTGACGAAGCGGCACGCGAGCACTTTGCCCGAGATCACGTCTTCGCAGTATTCGAGCGCCGCGCTTACGTGCGGTAGTGCGCGCGTCGCGGTGGGCATTCAAACAACCAGGCCCGACTTATCCGACGTCTTCCCAACCGTCGGCGGTCGGTGCCGACGACGGCTTGCCCGCATCGATGCGCGCGCGACTGCACGGCGTGAAGCCGAGCTCGCTCGCCGCGCGGATCATCAGAACCATTTGCCGATTGATGATCGCGAGGTACGGATTCTGCATGGGTAGCTCTTGCTTCGGACTCTTCACGAGTAACTGCGATTGCGCCATCGCGACGCACGCTTTGCGGTGCGTGTCTTCGGCGACGATGAATCCGGCGAGTACGGCTTTGTCGATGCGGCGCAGAATCTCGCGCGGCGCGTTTTCGAGCGTGTACGCCCACTCGGTCTTTTGCTCGGCGGTGAGCCACTCGGGCGGATCGGCGAGCGGTCCCGGCGTCGGCGTGCGGCGCGCAATAAGTTTCTCCGCTTTCTTTCCGGTCATGCGGAGGATTTTCAATTCGACGGGTTTCTTTTTACCTGCCATGATCGTTACCTTTGATCGCGACCCATGCCGCAAAATTCATCCAACGCCAATAGCAATCGACGCTTCGGAATCCGGCGTCGCGAAGCATCGACTCATTCCATGCCGCGGTGATCGGCACGAGCACACCTTCGAGCGAGAGCCGCTTACGCTCGATGGCGTTTTCGTCGTATCCGTTCTCGCGCTTCAGATAGTAGTAGAGCTCGACGAAGGTCCGGTCGAGCTCGAAGTTATTGCCGAGCACTTTCTCGACGAGCAAGAGCGCGCCGCCGGGAAGTAACGAATCGTGGATGTGTTGCACGATCCGCATCCGGTATTCGATGGGAATGAATTGGAGCGTGAGCACGGCGAGCGCGACCGAGTACTCGCCCGCCGGAAGCTCGCTCCGCAAATCCATTTCGAGCACTTCGACCAGATCGCCGTGCGGCGCGAGCTCGGCGCGCGCGGCTTCGACCATCGGCTTTGAGATGTCGACGCCGACGTACTCATTCGACACGTCGAGCACGCTCGCGATCTCGGCGAGTTGCACGCCGCGCGAGCAACCGTAATCGATGATCGACGTTCCGAGTTGCGCAAACTTGAGCGCGAGGTCGGTCGTCGCGCGGCGCATCACGTTGTATTGCGGAATCGAGCGCGCGAGCATGTCGTCGAAAGCGCGCGTCACGTCGTCGTCAAACTTCCATGCGCCGAGCGGTTGTACGTTGTCGATCTCAGGCATTGAGTATCCGGTCGCGGATCACCGCGGCGACCTCGCGCATCATGAGCGGCGGCACGGCGCGCGCGACGCGCTCCCACTGCTGCGCATACGTTCCGGTGAGCTCGAAGTCGTCGGGGAATCCGGCGACGGCTTTGAGCTCGCGCATGGTGAAGCGCCGCCGCTCGCCGAGCTCGGCTTCCACCTGGAGCGCGCGCGTCGCCTGGAGCGTCGCCGCGGCGCGGTAGGCCGACGAGTAGCGGTGATGATTGAAACCGTTGGCCCCTTCGACGGCGCGCAAATGCGGCACCGCATCGGCGACCGAGTACGAATACCGGAAGGGCCGCGGAAACGCCGGATCACGCGCGAGGTCTTCGCGCACGCCGATGAAGATAAGCCGCTCGCGGCTTTGCGGCACGCCGAGCCATTTCGCGTCGAGTACCTGCGACCGCACGCGGTAACCGTGCGCCTGGAACGCGGCGAGGATATCGAGGAAATATCCTTTGGCGACGCCCTTCACGAGTCCGCTCACGTTCTCGGCGACGAAGACTTTCGGGCGAAGCTCGCCGACGATCCGCGCATATTCGAAAAACAGATCGTCGGTGCGTTGCTCTGTATCGCTGTACGGTTTCACACTACCCCAGTCGCGGGCGCGTTTCCCGGCGCTCGAAAAGCTCGCGCACGGCGGCGAACCTTCGAGCACGTCGACGCCGCGGTCGCCGATTGAATCTAGGGCCGTTTCCGCCGCGGCAATCAGGGTTTTAGCCGTGACCGTGCGCACGTCGGAAGCGTCGAGCGGCGTCTCGGGGAAGTTGGCGCGGTACGTGTCGCGCGCCGCGGCGACGAATTCGCAAGCGTAGACGACGCGGAAGCCCGCCATGCGGAAGCCGAGACACGAGCCGCCGCAACCCGAAAAGAGCGACGCGACCGTGTAACCGTTCCGCGGCACCGCGGCGATCTCGGTCATCGTCGGCACGCGATAGGCGGGCTTAGAATCGATAGCCGCACTTCGGGCACTCGTGCTCGGTTGCCATGTTGCCGTCATATTCTCGAAACTCTTCGGGTGCGCTCACGCCGCGCATGAGCTTTTGAAATTCGTCATCAGTGAAGCCGATCAAGTCGAGCGCGTACGCGTCGCGGAGCTCGCTCAATTCACCCGCGAGCAACGTGTTGTCCCATTGCGCGTTGAGCGCGAGCTTGTTGTCGGCGAGCACATACGCGCGTTTCTTCGCGTCGCTCCAACCGCGGGCGACCAGTACGGGCACGTTGACGTATCCGAGCTTGCGCGCGGCGAGTACGCGACCGTGACCCGCGATGATGCCGTCGAGCTCGTCGATCAAAACCGGGATCGTCCATCCCCACTCGCGGATCGACGCGGCGATCTGCGCAACGTGCGCGTCGTCGTGCACGCGGGCATTCCTCGCGTACGGCACGAGCGACGCAACCGAGCGCGTCTCAAGCGCCGCGGCGGCGGGTCTGAGCGATAAAAGCTCGGTCGATGGGCTCATAGCCGCGGAGTACTCCCACTTTTCATTCCGAAATTGCAAAAATTCGAC